ATCGGAGCTGTCGGTCTCGCGCGGTCCGATCGGCATCGTGACCGCGCTCTTCCCCTCCTTCAGCGCGTTCCACCTGTCGTGCTCGGCGTCGCTCTCGCCGCACTGCTTCTTGACGCTGATGGGGATCTCGCGCAACGCGTTGCGCATGTGGTGCGTGAATTTGTTCTTGGAGAAGTAAAGCTTGCCGGGCGGGTGGTCGGTCATTAGGATGGCGCGGGCGACGACAGTAGACGTATCATCGGGGGCAGCGGTGGCTTTGGACTGGGAGACTTCGACTTCAATGCGTGGGTTGGTGAGGGACGTGCAATTTGTGAGAGCGGCCAGTTTGTGTGTGTCCTGCAGGGTGGTTTGGAGCGCGTGTGCGAGGCGGCCGGCGATCGATTCGACGTATTCCGTCGCATCGTATCGGTCGCGCGTCTCGATTGTGAGGTAGTATGCGGTTGTGGGCATTTGAACAATAACAGTTTGGAAAATACTCTATTACTCCGCGCTCACAGGGAACAGGACCGCGCCCGTCGCGACGCCGACGATGTACGCGATGCTGAGCGCGACGAGCACCGTCGGCAGCACGCTGCTATTGCCCGGCGGCGGCGCCATCGGGCACGCGTCGCACTGCACCGACTTACTCTTGTACGCCGGCGGGCTCTGTGGCGGCGGCTCCATGAACGGCGGCACGATGGTCGCGTTAAACTTCGGCGCCGTGTCGGGCGCGTCGTCCTCTGCCTTTACCTCCGTCTCCTCTTCGTAATGGTGCACCATGGTCACTCAAGGCTTTAGAAACTAATCGTCCTAAATCGTATACCCCATCACTTTATTCCGCTGCTCCGCCGCCTCCCGGCGCTCCGCAGCCGTGCCCGGCAGCGAGCGCGCGGCCTCGACCTCCACAATCGATGGCAGTGTGGTCTTCTTCACATAGCACGCCAGCACCTCCTTGTAATTGTCCGCTGCATGCAGCGTCACGTCGACGTAGGGGTTCTCATTGTCGCCGTAAAACTGGTTTGGTAGCATGTAGGCTGTACCCCATTTATGCCGTGTTTCGACGCCCTTAAACATGATCTCTAGCAGCATCTTCATGCGGTATGAGTCGAATTGCACGTAGCTGTAGTGATCGACGGTCAGCAGCACGTGAAAGTGCGGGAACCCCATCTTCGGTCCGATCTCTACGCCGCCGACGACGTCTACCTTCTCGACGTGCGTCTCAAATGTGTCGTAAAGGTAGGCATTCGTGCCTGACCCGCCGTAGAAGTTTGCCATCGCCTCGTCCTTGCGCGTCCTATCAATCGGGTCCCATCGCATGCTGGAGATCGCGTCGGCCTTCCCACTGACCGGCACGAGCTTCTTACCAAAGCACAGCATCTCGGAGAGGTATTGATCCTCACCAAACAGCTTCCGCACGGCCTTCGCCATCTGCTCGAGCACAATCTTGCCCTCGTTTGTGGCCGTGATCGGCTTGTGCAGCGAGTAGGTGATCATCACGCGCGTCTGCTTGCGGTCGCGAACTTGGTAGTCAACGCGTGGCGTCGGGCGGTGGTCGGCCACAAACCTGACAACGTTGCCCACCTGCGTCGGACGTCGGTTAATGGCCTCTGGCTGCTCCTGACCCTCCCTCCGCAGCCAGACGGCGTCGTCCGCATCGGGCTTTCTGCAGGCAAAGCCATCGCCAACCCATTGCGTTTGAAAGGCCGTGTCCGCGTCGTCCTTGTCCCACGACCGATTGTGGTCGCCGCGTTTGACCGTGAGTCTCTGCATATCTATGGGCATGCTCATGTATGGCCGCGCCTGCTGGCCGGTGGGACCATAGCGTGTTGCAAGGTAGACGTCGAGGCGATAATCCTCGACCTTGTTACTCTGCAGCGGCTCTTTTGTAAGCTGTGCGGGATCATACTGATCGACGATGAGGCAATTGTCGTACACCTTGTTATCGGCTGTGCGGCCCGTAATGTAGCGAGACTTTGTCAAGTTGCCAAAGCGCCGCCCGCTGTACGGCAGGCGCAAAATCGGACGCTCCGTGCCGTCGAGATCATACTTGGCTTGGTACATCTTCTTGTCCTCCGTGAACGCCTCTGTGTATTGCGACGGCGGGTCGACCCACCACATCGTTGCCTCGCCGTCAATCATGCGGTACACAATCTGCGCGTTGCGGAACTCCTGCCGCTTTAACTCGCTGTCGAATTGCTTCGTGACGTCGATCTTTGTGTAAGCACCAAGGAACTGATAGCGGCGACGCGCCTCGTACAGAACCTCGCGGAACTTGTTGTTAGTCAGCTGTTTGGCGGCGTCAGTGCCTAGCGCCGATGCCAGCGTCATCGTTGGCTTCGCGTTCAAGAGCTTCTCAAGTGTGCGTATCGCAAGGTCGATGTTCTTGCCGTCGAGGTCCTCCGTCGCCTTTGTGCGCCGATTGTTCGCCGTCGTCTCATAGCTGATCGCCTCTTGCATGTGTATTTGCGGCGCCTCGACGAGGCGCGTCCAACCGTCCGGCGGGCGTCGCACCTTATCCAACGTTGTGTTCAGCTGCGCGCGCACCCTCTCAAACGCCTCTTGATAGTTTGCGATCTCGTCGGTGTTTACCAGCCCGACGCCAATCCCGATGTGCGGTCGCTTCACGCCTTTCTGCCTCGGCGCGATGGTCGCATCCTTTGCCTCCTTTGCCCACGCTTGCAAACCTTGCAGTATGGCGGCGTCCATCTTGTAGTGGCCATGCTTCTCGCGTTTGTCTGCATCCTTCGGATCGGTGCCCGCGGCGACGTCGCTCGTCTTCAACAGATCTGTCCAATAGTCGTACGTGTCATCCTGGACCGCCCGCGTCTGGTTATTCTGTATCGCACCAGCAGCGAACTGATACCGATTGTTGCGCAGCAGCAAGCCGGGCGCGCGGTCGAGCACGTTTGCACAGTCACGGCAAAGGTTGCTGTACTTGAACGCCCGAGGCAAACGTAGCTGCTCCTGCCCCAGCTGTGCACGCGAGTTGCCACCAAACATGTAGCCCTGGCAGTAATCCTTCCTGTACCACTTCTGCTTATCGTCCCTGTCAGTTCCACCGGCCCGGTCGAATGAATACGCTTGGTTGTAGAAGCGACGGAATGCGGTGCATTTTTTCTTTTCCTTTGGATCCGCCATGCCTGCGCGGTTCTGATGGAAGGTGGCGAATGCACTCTTATCTCGCAGCAAGAACTCTGGCCACGCCATCGGACCGCTCCTCGCGGCCTCAAATTCATCTTCGCGAGTCACGCCTTCCTCCCGATCGCGGTCGATGACGTCCTGCGGGACTGTTTGTGGCACGCACCTTTCGGTCTTTTGGACCGCCGTGTCCCACGTCGGTGTGTCGTCGGATCGTGTACCAGCAGAGAAGAAAATTGGATCGTGTAGCGGCCGTGGCGCAGTAAATCGTTCCTTTGCTGACCCCACATTCGGCACCCACAAGTCGTACGGCCACCCCAATGTCTTATCGTTCTTAAGGATGCTCAACGTGTTGGCATACACATGATAAGCGTACTCGTAAAAAGGCCTGGCGCACCGAAGACAGCCCTCGCCATAGCCCTCGCCGTCGCGGAAGATGGCCGTTTGCGTCTGGTAGGGCAGGTGCATTAGATGCCATGGTGTGTGCACCCAGTCGCCGACGGTCATCGAGGAAGGTATGTTGCGTAGACTGGCCAGACGTGCTTTAATGTGTCTGCCATTCTTATCGCGCAAACACTTGTCGAGGTGTGCGGAGTTGCGCAAGACCGAGTCGCACATGTACCCGGCCAAGCACGTAAGAAGCGGTTTACCTAATGTCTCCTTCACTTCGTTGGGTTTCATGTCGAAGACGCGCTTGAAGACTTGCTTCCACTTCGTTGCACCCTTCGCCGGCTTGGGTCCGGGCACGACGTCGCCCTTGTCGTCGCGCCACAAGCCGTAGCACATGCCAGCCTGCTTCTGCTCATAACTGTAGCGATGCACGCCGTTCTCACTGAGAAAGATGCACAAGATTTTAGCGTAGTTGAGGATGTACAGATCCTCGAGGGGGTCGCCCGCCTTTGGCTGGATAGGCGTATCGAGCACGGCGGTATTCTTGCCGTCGTCGCGTATCTTCCTGTCGCCCCACTCAAGCTTCACGCCCTTGACCGCGAGCACATTGTTGCTTGGCGATATGCCATCGCCCGCCTCGACAACCGCGTCCTCGCCCGGTAGCGCAACCGCAGGCGACGTGCGCGGCACCGTGTCGTTGTCGTCCGCTTCATACACAAGCTGCAACCGCCCCTCAAAGTAGATATCGTTGTAGCTCCACGGCATGTGCTGCGAGCTTTGCCAGTGGCATTGCAGGTCCATCTTATCTGGGGTCAGTGACAAATCTTTCTCGAGGACGAACCGGTGTAAGCTGCCCGGCGGCAGCGGCCTGAGGTCGAGGCCGCACTCCTTGAGCGCTTTTACGATGTTCCGCCGCCTCTGGGCATCTTTGACGCTGTTCGATTTCGGACCTTCATACTGCGTGCCTTTGCCTATGTTCGCGCGTATCAACGTAGCCTCCCTGCGGATCTCCTGCTCGGTGTAGGGCTCGCTCATGTGTTCCATACAATCGTTGACCGTGCTCGCGTTTGTGTGCCCCGGCACGCCGAACGCTGACTCGACGGCCGCCGCCGTATTCTCCTCGTCGCGCTGTCTTGCGTTCGATTCCATAGCATCATCTTCGCCTCCGACGTCGGGTGCGGGATTAGGGACTTCGCCGTACGCCCTGCCCTGCAGCTGCTGATCAAAGCGGTCAGGCTCGTCCTCCTCCGCCGCAGCAGGTGTCTCCGCTGGCACGATTGCCGCAGCGCGCGTAGTCACCCCTTCCACAACAGCTGAAGTCGGTCGCGTAGCATTCTCTGCAGTTGGACGACCTCGGCGTCGGCGACGTGCCGGCGCGGGCTCTGGCGGCGCGGGCTCTGGCGGCGCGGGCTCTGGCGCTTCCTCAGCACCCTCAACCGCCAAAAGCTTACGGCGGAACTCGTTCGCATTCAGGTCCTCCCACTCGTTCCAGTTCAAGATGTGTTTTGCGAGCGGACGCTCCCGCTGCCACTCCTCTGCATGCTCACTGACGCCGTCTTTTAGCTGCTCCATGTACTTCACGATGTTGGTCCTGTTCTTTTTAGTGGGCAGAGGCATGTAACCCGGATGCGGCGCGTCCTTAGTAGGCTTCTGATCAGCTTTCTCCTTAACCTCATCGTTTGTCGTATACGGATACAAAAGGAATGCCTGCGAGATGCGGAAGCCAAAATCGAGGTTGTCCTTCGGGTCCTTTTGCACGATGCGCATGTTTGGCACGTTGCGTAAGGCGTCGCCATAAGCAAAGCTTCTATCCTGGTACAGCGGCTGGCGCTGCTCGCCTGTGTACGGTATGATCTTCTTTTTGGCGTCTCTCAAGAGCGGGACTGCTTTTGTGCGGTAGAAGGGGCCCGAGACGTACTTGCCGCGCTGGTCGGTGTTGCCCTTCCCTGGCGTGTCGGTCTTCGTGACGCCCAGAAACATGAAGTGCGATGGAAACGGCACCCTGAAGCTTTGGCTGTCGTTAGGAGCAACCGGATTCCTGCCTCGTCTGTTGTACGCGAGCACAGGTATAGCGAAGCATGGGGTATAGTCGCGATTGTTGTGGTGGTTCTTCGTATTGCTGCCTTTCTTCGGCCTTACGTTTGCCTCCTGCAGCAAGTGAGGACCGCCGACGTATCTCCACGGTTTTGCTGGTGCGCGCAAGAAGGGCTTTGGTTTGTAGGCTGCCTTGTCTTTGTTCACCTTATTCGCCTCTTCTGTTCTCGCGTTGTAATCCTCCACCAGGTTATCGTAATGCGCCGTCAGCGCCCGTGCATTGAAGTCATTGAGCGGCTCGTAAACGAATAAGCGTTCGGTCCGGTCCTCGTTTTGGTTCTTGTCCGTGCCCTTCGTGGAATGCTTTACTGCCTGCATCGGGTAATTCTCTGGATTCACCTCCTTCGCTTGCTCAAACCACATACTACCGTCGTCCTCAAAACTCTGCGACGGCTTTGGCATGGCATATCGCGGGTTTGGGCAGCGCATACGCACGGTGAACTTTTGATTCGTTCCCTCGACCTTTTGAGTAACAGCCCAATTCAGATCATCGTCGCGGCAGCCAGGGTAGTAATAGAGGCCATAGATCGCTGCAATCTGATTTATGATAGTGACACACGGGAAGTCGTCGTCGTCCTCGAAGAAATTCGCCTCATTGCACACAACGTCGCGCTTCTGTGTCTCGGTGCTCCTTAGCGCTTGGTAGCTCGGCGCTACGCCGCCACTGACCACGTCGGCCGCGCTACCGTTTGATTCACCACGAAGATGCATGTTAAACTCGCCGAATCCAGTAAATAAACCCTTGCGCATCCAATCGAACTTACCATAGGGAGTCGTGAGCGGGTTTTGGTTCCAGTAAGGTGTGGTGCCAACTGCGTTACCCTCATGATCTATGAGGGGCGCGTTTTTAGGATTGCCCACCGGTGGTGAGGAGGAGGTGTTCTCCAAGCCTTTCTCGAGGCCGACAGCTTCCACCTCTAACTTGTTGCCTTTCGGTTGTATCAGTATGCGACTCGAGGCCGACGTATGCTGCCCAAGCGCTATAAGCTTCTTCTCATCACCTACCGGCGATTGGACGTAGAACTCGCCAGCGCTAAAGCAGCCGCGGTAGGTCCAGTCTTTTGTTTTAAGCTTTGAATTGTCGAACGCATACTTACCGTACGCGCGCGTCTCGGCATTGTACACGGTGTATTCGGTCTTCAATTGCTTAGTCAACTTCTCCGGCATTCCGTCACCGCCCTTGGCTGGGGCCAAGAGCGCCCCCATGAGCTTCTGGAACGCCTCGCCTCCGTCTTCCTCCTCGTAATCGTAACACGTCATGGCACACCACGCCTCAAAACTGAGCAAACCCTCCGGCCATTTTCTATCCTTCCAATACTGCCGGATGCGTCTCTTCATAGGCTTTGTAAGCTTCTTCTTCTGCCACTGGCCGTAGGGGATGGGGGCTACTCGAAGACCGGATGCTGCCGTCAAACCGTTCTCTTTTGCATTCGCTTTTACTTCCTCGCGCAACCCATCCGTAAAGACCTTCAGTTCCTCTGGTTTCTTCCTCCTCCCCCGCTGCTGGTTTGCTGCGCTACCAGTTCTACCCATGCACACACTCCGATGAGAAAAAACTAGTAGTCGAAGCTCATCATCGACTTCTCGGCGTAGCGTCGCATGATGTTCGCCGAGTCCGACTGTGGTTGGAGCTTGATTTGCACGTACGGCTTCTTGAGAAGGCCGAGAGGGAAGAAGCCGAGCGCCTTGTAATCCGGCGTCCTATCAGCCTGTTTTGTGCACTCCGCATTCCACCCGGCCATGAACTCCGCCGTAAAAAGGTGCGGGTCGATCTGGATCTGGCTGTAGTGGATGATACTGTAAATGAGGTGACAGTGCATGCGGCGCACCTTCTTGCCAACCTCCACCGAGCCGCTTGGCCGGATGCCGGGCATGATCACGTCGTGGGGCTTGTCATTCTTGTAGTGGTCGCTCTTCGGCCCAAACTTGATGCACCGCAGAAAGATCTCCTCCGAGGTTACGTGCTTCATAGCCGCGTAGTAGAGTCCTCGGGCTCTGGGGTCGTTCAATCCGCGAAACTCCCTGTTGGTGTTGACCGTGATCATGAAATTGCTCTCGTGCTTGCGCCGCGGCTCGAGGTCCGTTAGATTCCACTCGCGCAGAATAGGATCACCCTCCTGGTAATTGTGATGTTTGCCACCCTTCGGATCCGTGTAAAGGCGCCCGTTCACGTTGATGCTGTCGAGCCGCACGATCTTGCCCTTCGGGTACATCCATGCCTGGTATTGCTTTGCGTCATCGACCGGAAGCGCAGCCGGACCATCCGCGCCGAGCGTGGGCGTGAAGTTGACGGCCTGCTGCGGCACGGTGTTGATCGCAATCGTGTCGCGCACATCATTTGACGCGGGCGCGAGCGTGGCGTTGCGGACGATGCCCGACTCAGGGATGTTGTTTATGCGCGCGTAGAGGCGTGCAAACTGCGGCTGTTGGCCAGCTGCGGACGAGGGGCGAATCATACTGTATTTGATACTGCTACTTCAGACTCAGAAATTAAGCATCCTCAGTGTCGGATGCCGACTCCGGGCGCTCGGATTGTTCCTCGCCCTCTTCCGGACCCTCACCCGCCGACTCCTGCAAAAGCCGAGCGCTCTGCGCCTGGTAGTCGGCCGCGCTGCAGAATTTGAACGCGGTCAGCTTCTTGCCATTCTTGCCCTCCCACGGACACTCCGCGCGGAAGGCGTAACGGCCGTTTTTCAGCACCACGACCTCCGGGTTCTCGACGTCAAATTTCTGCTTGGTGGTCATGCAAGTCATGACTACGGCGGGCATGCTGCCGCCTCCTTTCTACTCAGAATATGTTGCGATGGCGCTCTGCTACCTTCTCCTGCTATTCATTACGCTTGGCGTCGACTTCTACTATGTTGTGATACGCCCCACTCTTTTTCCGACCGTAAAGAAACGCAAGCAGATGCCGATCAAGATCTCCACACCGCGCTGGTCCGAGGACGACAGCGAGGAGGGCTTCAAAACCCCCAAGAAGACCACACGTGTCAAGAAGACGCAGACCGCCCCCGAGCCCCTCACCGTCTCCACGGCCTTCGACGCCCTCGCGCCGGTCGACCCCCCTCCCATCGCGCGCCAGAAAGCTCACGCGCGACCCGCGCCGATCGAGGTCAGTACAGACGAAGCTCCCCCGATTCAAGCAGCGGTCGCACCCACTCCTCGTCCGCGCGGGCGCGGGCGATCCGCGCCAGCTCCTTTCCCGTTGGAGGAGGAAGCACCGAAGCCTTCGCAATCTCCCCCGGCAAGACGGCGTTCGAAGAAGCAGCCGCCTCCACCTGCTGAAGCTCCGCTTGCATCTGCTCCTTAGCCGCGCCCCACTCGGCGGAGGAGAGCATGGACGCGCCGTCCTTGCGCCTCGTCTTGTTTGTGAAGTGCTCGTTGTACTGCGTGAGTGTGAAGTTGATGAACCGTTCGCGCGGAAGGAAGCACGCCTCCCTCGTCTGCTGCACAAAGATGACGTCGCCGTAGATTTGCGTCTTGAGCAGATTTGACACAGTCGAGTTGTACGGGAGGCCGTTCTTGAAGGGCCAGTAAAAGGCCACCAGGTCGCGGTCCTTGCCCAGCTTCTTGCGTGCCGTGATGAAGCTCTGCGGCTCGTGCTCGGGCATGTTCTGTGCTTGCTTCGGCGTCTGGAGCTTGGGACCGAAGCGGTGCGCGACATCGCTGCCGTAGCAGTGCACCTCGCTTGCGTCGCCAGACGAGTTGACGACGACCGCGGCGAACGGGCACATCCCCATCTGCACCTCTGCGAGGAACTCGTTGGCCGAATCGATCGTGCTCAGCTCGCCGCGCGATTCCTTGCCGTACTGCATCCAGCGCAGGCGCTTCCAGTGCGGCGCGGCGCTCACTGAGGTGCCGACGAGCTCAGTGATGTGGTCCATGATGCGCTTCCACTTTGGGTGGTCCGTAAAGTACTGCTCGATCATGTGCGCCACTACCGCCTCCCAGCAGCAGTAGGAGCCGTGCTTGAGCAGCTTGCCCGTCGTCTCGTGCCAATCGGGCATGTAACAATTCGTCGTGCGCATCGGGAGGCCCGTCCAGTCGCACTGAAAGTAGGTGGTGTCGTGTAGCTTGCGTTTGCCCATGTGTGTGGAAGGTATGCAGTATCAAGGCCTTGGAAAAAATCAGCTCGCAGTATGACCCCGTGTCCAAAAGCAAGCTACCACCAATTTTTTCACTTGCCTAACGCGGAAAGATCGGTGGATCGGCCCAATCGGCATGGCGCCTCTGCTCCTCCAAATGCATGGCGATCTCATTTCCGACGCCGCGCGGTCCGTTCGCGGGCAGCATCGGTGTATGGTTGTAGCGGTGGATGTCGTTGTGCGCGTGTGCGTCGCCGTGCGTAATGCCTGCGCCGCCAGGGGCCGGGTGTGCATCCCTCTCGTTGTACAGCGAGTACATGGCGTAGCCAAGCAGGGCGATCGGTAAATACTGCACGAGTGCCTGTCCGGCTGACATCCTACTCACATCGATCAGAACATCTAGCGATAGTCGTACGATGCGAGACCATGGTCAGGCGCGCCCGCTCGTGTGATCGCCTTAAGCTCCACCGTCTTTCGATTCTCATAGGCCATCTTGGCCAGGTAGTGCTTTGGCATGTCTAGCAGCGCACCGTCGCGGTGCAACTGGTTGATCGCGGGCATCAACCCCTGACGCGGCAGCGCGCCGCGCCACTGCTCGTGCTCGAACGGCCGCGACGCGAAGTTGGGCATCGCGTCGAGCTGCGCGACTGTTGGTGTAAACTCGGCCGCCTCGTCGTGAGGCTGCGTGTTTGCAAGGCTGCCGACCGTCCTTCGCAGAAACGTCGTGTTCCGATCGTGTGTCGCGTGCACGTGCTCATGGTGCTTGTCCTGCGCACCCGCGTAAATCCACGGGTTGTTGCGAATCGGGTCGATGCTCACAGTGTGCTCGCCGTTGTCGAAATGCTGGACGACGTGATCGTACATGCTCAGCCAATGGCCGGAAAATTAAGCGCTGGCCGCGACGAGCATGCCCCCGGCGAGCAGGGCGCCGATCAGGTAGGTGTTGCTGCTGTCCTTCCCGACGAGCTTTGTCGGGCCGGGTTTGTCGGGTTGGTGCGAGCCACCGACGTGGAGGCGCCCATGGGGATCCGAGCTCACATCGCCATGTGCGTCGACCGCATGCACGTCGTGGTCCTGGTCAACCGGCTTGTGGTCGGGGTTATCCTCGTGCGGGTTAAAGGCGCCCGTCGCGGCACCGAAGGCCACACCTTGGCCCACAAAGTCGATGGCCCCCGAAATCATCTTCCCCGGCTTCGATGCCGCTGCCAGGCTCACTCCCTCAATTGCTTCTTTCGTCGCGTCTTTCACGCCCGTCAGCGGGAGCTTTGAGGGTCCCCGCTCACGAATGGCGGCGCCGGTCGTCTTGAGCGCAGCGCCGGCTTGCTTGCCCCACCATTGACCATACTTCACCGGCACCATCAGTCCATGACCGGCGGTGCTCACGGCATTCTCTGTAACCTTAACCACGGCGGATTTCGCCTCCTGTCCGAGCACCGTTTCCAGCGTCTTGCCGACTGCGTTTGACGTGAGATTGAGAGTCTTCTTCGCAGCTGCGTTTAGGGCTACCTTTGCCCCTGCGAGTTCTGCGCGTGCCCCTGCGGCGACAAACTCGCCGGTGCCACCGGTCGGGAGGATGAAGGCTACGTTCAAAAGGTCCATAATGGCGTTTTCGGTGAGCTTCCCTGCGCACTCCGACGTGTGCGGGTTGTGCGTAGCGGCCTCGGAGATGCACTGTGCCGCGCGTGTGCCGGTGCCGAGCCCGATTTTGTCCATCAATTCGAGTGTGTGTTGGCCCATAACGTACCCGCTATGAGACATGTCTCGCATCTTTGCTTGTCCGGTCTTCGGATCCACCATGATCAGGTCGACCTTGCCCGATTCCACGTCGCGCATGTCCTCGAAAACGTCACCCGTCGGCGGCGAGCCGTCGTCACCCATCTCGTTACGCGTCGCTGCGCGCGTTTTACCGCTCTGCACACGCGCGTTGTGCGCTGCGATGCCTTTCAGGGTCGCTTTGGGCCCCAGCCACGGTTCGTGCGACGCGCCGGCGTCACCGCCAATGCCCTCGTCAAGGTTTTGTGCATCGAGCTTCTCTACCGCATTCACCATGTCGAGCGCCGTCGGCGCCTGGGGAAGCGAATGCATCGGCTTCGCCGACATGTTGTGTGCGCCGTCGTGCACCATGCCCGTGTCCGAGAGTTTTCCTAGCTCCAACATCGGAGTCCCCTCAATGGCCTTGACCGTGACGGTCCGTTTGCCGCCGAAGGGGTTTTTTGGAACAGGCTTCTTTGGGTCCTCGACCTGCAGCTTGCCGGTAAGGTTATCAACCCAGACCCGCAGTCCGAGCGACTTCGCCTTCGCGACGATCGCCGCCTCCTCCATATGCACCATCTCCTGGGGCGTTAGCTGTGTGCGCGTCGCGACCGAGCCCGGGACAACGCAGATGTCCTGGTGATCGGGCTTGTGCAACAATCCTGGTAGTGAGAAATAGAACGGCACCTCCCACTTCATCGTTGTCTTCTGCACCGCGGCGCCTTTGCGCAAGCTACTGCATGGGACCTTGTGCCCGGTAGGTGGGATGCCACCGACCTTAGCAATGAGCTTTCTGCGCTCATCAACTGTGGTCAACACAGGCTCACGGGGGATTGCGGGGTTGTGCGAGCCAGTCAGAGGCACCATGTGCTCAGGTTGGCAATCCGTACTGCCCGGGGGCAGGTAATACTTGCCACCCGGCTGTATGTTCTTCTTCGAGCCGAATTGCGCCAGGAATAGCGCATGCTCGCGGCCGTCGCAGAACACCTTATCGTGTACGTAGCCCGATGTCGCGTGTCCTACTAGGCCGGCCATACTTTCTTGAACTGCAATTGGAAAATCACCTGCGCGTGAGCACAAAGTAGAAGACTATGAGCCCGCCGACCATCGCGAGCTTCTTCGGATTGTTCAAGATGTCCTCGACAATCGCCACGGTCGCAGCGGTCTTGCCCGCCTGTAGAAGCGTGGGACCGGCAATGGCTGCCACAGTGGCTCCTGTGGCCACCACACCACCCGCCGCCACCTTGGCCTTATTCTTCCACCCGCCCGTTTTCGGAGGCTCGACATGCGGCTCGTCCATCGGTACACGCGGCGCCTGCGGATGATCCCTCACCACGGGGATGTTTGGCTCAGGCGGTCGTCCGCGCGGAAGAAAATCCGTCCCGCCTCGCAGGCCTCCTTCAATTAGGTCATCCATTCCGCGTACACCTCCAGCAAGCAAATCTTCCCCTCCGCGTAGTGCACCGCGTTCGCCAATTTCAAGTGCACCAGACCAGTTGACCATCTTCTTTCAGAACCAAATCAGAATTACGGCACACTCACACTCATACGCTTGACGACAGTGCCCTCCTTACGCTGCACCTTCTTCAACTCACGCGCCACACCCTCCAGCCCCTTCTTCTCCTTCTCCTGTGCCCTCGTCAGCGACTGCCCGTTCTTGAGCAGCGTCTCAAACTCCACGATGCGGTCGACGACCTCTAGCATTACACTCTTATCGGGGATAGCGTTGATTGTTGCTGTGCGACACGAGCTGCATGCGGCACCCATACTTTCCAAAAGGGGTGTTGGAAGATATGGCCGACGGCTTCAACAACCGATGGCGCACTATGCGACGCGCGTTCCGTAATTATGGCAGCGAGAACGACTGGCTCCCCTTGCAACCGACGGCTCAATCGTACGATGAAGCGCAACCGCGAGGTGGTGGTCTTGATGCCCAGGGCCGTGTGTCGCGGCGCGTAGTACGGATCACGTATCGCTTTATAAACATTATGCACGATGCCCTCACTCGTGTTCGTCGCCGCGCGATGAAAAGAGCGCGTGATGCGTTCACCGTGAGTTACCGCGACGATACTGCATTTGAAGGCTTAGGGTTTGGGAACACGCGCCGTTTGAGGACTTACCGCATTGGAAGAACCGCCGTTCCATCGAATTGGAACACGGCGGCACCTGAGTGGATTCGCGACACGTACTACGAAAATATGAATTAAAGATCCTTCCCGCCCGGCGGCGGTGTGACGGCCTGATTCATCGCCTTGACGGCCTGCGCCATCTCGGGGTTCGAGTTGGCCGCGTTGACCGTCAGGACGGTCGCGCCCATCGCCAGCGCGAGCCGCCACTCTGGTGAGGTGTACGTGCCGGCGTTGTGCTTGATCATGAGCTCGTCGAGGATCGGCTGGAACTGGTCCATGTTCTGCTGCGTGACCATGCCGAGGCCGTTAAGGTTGAGCCCGAGCGGGTTCCAATAGTCGCGCGTCAGCGTCTCAATGCCCGCCATCGTGCCGTAGAGCACCGTCGAGCTCAACTGGTGCGACGTGTTCTGGCTACCGAGCTGCAGCTCGCAGTAGTGCAGCTCGTCGGCGATCTCCTCGATCGTCGACTTGGCTGTGACGTTGTTGCGCTTCTTGAGGAAGGGGAAACGTTCGCGGTATGCGCCGATCTTGTCGAGCAACACAGAGCGATCTTGTTGTGGCGGCGGAGCGGGCGGGGGAGCTTCAGGAGGGGCTGCCTTCGCTGCTGTTTTCATAGTCAGGCGCTTTTCCTTCTCGGCCAAACGGGCCTCCTTTTGCATCTCCAACTCGGAGGAGGGCTTTGTCTTTGCATTCTTTGCGTCAATCTTGGGCTGTAGCGCATCTACGCTGAGCTCGGCGAGACCAAGCGGATCACTGCTCGACATAAGGTTAACACACGTTCAGAAACTCTACTGCCTCACGACGTCGATAAATAGGCGCATGTAGCGCCAAAATTTGTCGTGCATGGCTTCCTTCTGGCGCACCAAAGCCACCACCTCCTGCAGCTCTGCGGGAACGTTGTTCGCCGCCATCAGCTGCACCAGACCACTCCAGTTGCGCAGTGTGGTCAGGTCCTCGTTTGCCTCGATCAGGCCACACACCATGGTGACCTCGAGCACAGACCGTCCGTCAATGCCCGCGATTAAGTCAGCGGGCAAGTTCTCCTTACCGACCTCAAGCGTTACCCATTTGGCCATGTTTAGCATCTTCTCCTGTAAAAACTCGCCTTTCGTCTGCTCGCTCATGTGAACAGGTAAGCGGCTACAGCTGCGGTTATTGGAACGACTAGAAAATGAGTACGCGTCGCGTCCTCTGAATGCGAGACGAGTGAGAGGGGGCGCATCTCGCCCTCCTCGTTGAACGAGGCGCGCGGCACGCCGAGGCCGTAGGCGACGAGGCCGACCGTGGTGCCGATGACGAACGCGCGCGAGAGCGGCGTCGCGAGGCCCATGTTGACCATGACGCCGCGCGCGCCGAGGATGACAGGTGCGTCCGGTGGTGCTTGCATGTGTATTGGCTACTTCTGGCTTTAGAATATGTTCCTCGGTGCTTACGTCGGCGGCTGCGTGAGCGCGCCCATAGGGTTGAACGAAAGGGCGTCGAATAGACCAAAGTTCGAGCCCGAGGTGATTGCCATCTGGCGGCCTCGCGCATTGAGCTGATCGCCGTCGCTCGGGTCGCCGGCGTACATGCCGCGCGCGAGATCCTGCGGCGTGTTGCCGGTGCCGAGCGGGTCCTTGGCAACCTCGCGGTCGTACGCCCAGTCGTCCGGATTGAACGGCCGACGCCCGTGCTGCGCGCGCGCGAACGGCAGGTAGAGCGCCTTTCCGCCGCGGTTCGGACTCTGGAAGTTGAACGGCGACAGCCAGCCGGGCGTGTACGTCGAGTCCACCGCCGCGCGATCGGTCTGCAGCCGCGGGCCCTTGACCTCGCCCTGGTCGACCAAATACTTGAAGTGCAGGTCGTCGAACGTGTTGATACCCCACTGGTCGATCATCTGGTTGCGCAGCGCGTACTCGTAGTCGGTGTGCGCCTGCTGGAGGCGTCGCTCGACGTAGTCGGGGTAGATCTCCATCAGCCACTTCATGTTGCCGGGCTTGCGCGGGTCGATGTACGTCTCGACGTACTTGTCGAACTTGGCGAGCTCAGTCATGTCCTTCATGCTCTTGACGTAGGCGACCTCAGCGTCGGTGATCGGGTCCGTGCGGATGACGCCGGGAGCCGCGTTACCCGACGATTTCATGATCTCGGCGTTGGCCGCGTCGCGCACCGCCGAACGAATGATCATGTTCTCCTTGCCCGCACTCGGGGCCGAGTACGGCACCGGCATGCCATCGTACTGGTTGTAGTATCCCGGAAGACCGCTGCTCGCATTCAGGCGACCGCTGCCCGAGAGCGACTGCAGCTGATCGCGCCGCTGCGGCACCTCGAGGTTATCGCCCTGCTGGCTCGGCACGACGTAGTGCGCGCGCTCTTGCAGGCTCATCGCACCAAGCGCGCGGCCGAGACCCTGGCCGAGGTCGGGCGCGCCCGAGCGCGCGCCGCGGGCCGCCATGCCCATATTGTTCTGGGTCGAACCAGAGTTGCCATTGCTGAAGGTGCCGAGGTTTGTAGACATCGACTCGTCTCGTAGCCTAATTAGAATAATTAGGGTCCTGGTTGACTAGTATGCGTAACCACAGTTGGACGTTAGGGTTGCCACCTGCAGAACCTGGATTGTTCAATGGAGGCTGTTGGAATTCGACCCGTTGGTTATCACCTCGTATGTCGTTGAAGGGCATCGTCTCGTACACCTTAAATGTCAGCTGCGCAACCTTCTGCGGTCGAAAGAATTGACTCGCGATGACCGCGCGATTTGTGAAGTTTGGCGAGCCAGTGAATGTGTGATTGATGACCGCAAAGATGCGATCGTGCTGAGGCAGGTTGCTAATGAGGTCGCTTGGCGGCAGCTCCTTGATTTCTAGACACAGGTTGCGCGGGTACGCAGCAACTTGCCCAGCTGCATTAAACCGTGCTGCTGGCCAATTTAAAGCTCTGTAGCCCACCAGTTCGACACCGCTTATCGTCTTGCAGCTCGGTGGTAGCTGCACGGTTGCTGTCGTGGTGGCGTCACTAGCCGAAAAAACCTCGCTAAACTCTACGTACACGTCACGCCACGTCATCGGAGCTTGCTTTTCGTTCGGAAAATAGCAAGCAGTGTCTTTTTCCAAGCACAGTATGCCACACAACGATGCGATGGACGAGACGTACGCTGAGCAGGAGGATGTGGACAAGTATTTCGCTGATTACGCTGATGCTATGCATACTCTACACCCTCGCCCGGCGCATGCTTCTCGCGATGCTCTACTTTGCGTTAACTGCGGCAGTGCTCATTACACTTACGACACATCCGTCAACGGCGGTGTCGCCGGCGCACGTGTTTGCGACGAGTGTGGCGCTGTTCAGCCTGGGAATATCATCCATGAGTATCTTTATGGCCGTACTATTACGACTCGCACAAGCAATTACAAACGCATTCATCACTGGCATGAGCGCCTGTCGCAACTCATGGTCATGGAGAGCCAGATCCCGCCTGAGCACATGCTCGCAATTGGCGAGAAGCTACTCGACGGCTCGCACGCCGTTGCGTCCAAAGACGCTATCCGATCAGTTCTCCGATCTCTAGGGCTGCAGGTCTACATCGAGAAGTGGCTGCAGATCATCGAGCGGTGCACGGGCGTCACACCGCCGTTACCCGGCCCCGTCGTGCTCAAACACCTCGACGAGCTCTTCATCGAGTTGCAGCAGCCGTTCGACTGCCACAAGCACGAGGGCAGACGCAACTTCCTCAACTACAACTATGTGTTCTGCCGGCTCTTCCAGAAGATGAACTGCCCCAAATTCTGCATGTTCTTCCCGCTCATCCGCTCAAAGGTCAAGCTGCGCGCGCTCGACGACATGTGGACGGCGATGGCCGGCAGTCTCGGCTGGTCTACGCCGCCTCTGCAGCACGTCCCTGCATTTGCGGTAAGACTTGACCAACCTGCGCTTTTACTCGAGCGGCTGCGTCCTCAATGCGTCGCGCAAACTCCGGCTGCGATGCAAGTAGTGCGGTCGAGAACGGCAACCCAAATGTGGGATCGTCGGCCATCAGTGCGGGCCCCGCCATCGCGACCGCCACGCCATTCAGTGCCGCCTGAACAGCGACCTCAAACGCTATCCTTGAGGCTGAAGAGGAAGCGGAGTGAGCCGGCATGACGGCCTCGATGGCGGCGCCGGCGACGACGCCCACGGCGACGTGCACTACTGCATTCTGAATGGCTCTACCCGTCGACATTATCCTGGGTATGGCTTAGAAACTAATTGGCGTGGCGGGGGGCGGTCGTGGCTCCGCGTTCGGTTGGGAAGTCGCGCCACGGCTTGGGCATAATCTCCTTCACAGACAGCATGTCTGTCGACGACTTTGCACCTCTGGACGGCGGGATCTGTGCGGTGCCCAATTCTGCGGACCGCCAGTATTCCTCGCTGCCCATCTTGAATTCACCAGGGTCTTCAGCCTTCCACCAGCCCATCATGGAGATAGGGTCAACCTCAGTGTCGGGACAGGTGTTGATAACCAGGACTTCGTTGTCTTCTGTGTATGCGTTGAGGATGTGTGCGAATGCGTCTTTGGTCAAAAAGCTACCAAAGTCCTCCCACAGCGCCTCGAGCTGTCGCTGCTGCAGACACTTCATCATGAAGCAGTAATCCGTGTTACCGCGGAGTGTGGGCGTGATGGCCTTTGCGTACTGCGTTGTAATCAGTATAAAGAGGCGGTAATGACGACCAGCGACGAATAGCTCCATCAGCGCTTCATCATACTTGAGCCTTTGATCGCTAATGACGTCATCGAGCAGGATGAAGAAGGGCGCCTCGGCGTCCTTCTCCTCGTCCGTCTTGTTGACATCATTCAGGATCTTCTTCTGGCGACGGAAGACGGCCTGTAGGATCTCGGGGTCGTACTTGTTGAAGATAAACTGCTTCGGCACGTACTGCCGCCAAAACTTATTGAGCTCATCGGTCTGGCTAATCACGATACCCGCTGGCAGTTTGTCCTTCAGCAGGTACATGATGTTGCGGAAGACCCACGTCTTACCGGTGCGGCGCTTGCCGACCGCGACAACCGTGCCATCGAGCTTGATTTGGCTGGGGTCAAACTCTTGCAAATCCGGCAACTGCACGTTTGCATACAGATCGCTCACCAGGACAGGCATCGTGGCGTGCTTTCCATACGTCGTCGCTTGACCACCTGCCTCACCCTGCACATTCACATTCTCTTTCCCCCCGGTCACTCTCGGATTGCTGCTGTTTGGCAGGTGCTCAGTATCCTTCTTCTCCCCTGCCGGTGCAGCCTTCTTTGGAGGCATCTACTGGACTGCCATAGGCTCAGAAAACTGCGGCGCGAAGTCGGCGGCCGGTTGTGGGGTTGGCGCGATCGGCTCGATGTACGGCTTGGCGAAGGCGTAATCGTTGGCTTGGAAGACGGCCACGTTGGTCTTCTGTGCGAGACTCTGGCGCTGGCAGACGACCTGCACGTCCTCAAATGACCAGTGGATGCCGAACTTGTCGCCGCCGACGCCGGTGTAGACTTGGTTAGCATACATCGTCGCCGCCACGACGTCGCCTGGCTGCACGACGCCGTCGGGGAGCACCTGGCCTGTGTGGTCGCAGATGTTGATCTTGCGCGGCACCTTGCCGCCGCAACCGTCCCACATGAACTTGCCGGCCGACATCTGCACGCAGTGGCCTGTCAGGGCACCCGTCACTTTGTCGTATTTGGGCCTGATCGTGCGGATTTGAAGCATCTTAACCTCCTCGCGCGACAGGTTCTTGCGCCCGAGGATCTTGAGCTGATTGTTCTGCACGAAGTCGAGGAGGCGGTCGTCGATCGCCGTGAGCATGTCCGCGTATTGGAGGAAGTCCGCGTTCTCGCTGTCATTGATCCCCGCGTCCGTGAGGTCCAAGGTGTATTTGGCCTTTTGGATGTCGCTTGGCCCCCACATCGTCCCGAAATTTCCATCTCCTGAAACCCTCGGCCAATTCGTGACACAGGCGGGCGAGACCATGGCGACCTCGGCCGCCGTCTCGCCGATGTACATCTGGATGGTCGCCTTGCCGTGGCGGTCGGTCCCAAGCGCAAAGTTAATCTCCTCGGCTTTAAGCTCCTTAAAATGCGTGTACTTCTTTGAGGCCATTATCTCTTAGCGTATCTAGTTGGTAGTGGTTGGAGGCGACTGCCTATGTGACCATACTTCAGAAAATCGAGTGTGCTCGCCGATGGCATCTGTCCGACCTGATGCTGCGGAGGCGGTGGGGCCCCTTGCACCGTTACGGGACCGTTTCGGGTTGGCGCTGTCACGGTCTTTCTGCGGCTCGACGTATTCATCAACAAACGGTCGACTCGTGCATCGTACGCCGTGCGAGCGCTGCCGATAGGCGCGTGGTGTAGCTGAGCCGACCGTCTGTTAAGTTTGCTGGTGAAATCGGCATCCGTGTTTGTGGCGTTGGGGTTTACTCTCAAATCCCTCGTCGACGGGTCGATCGGTCGCTGAACGAATCGGTGCTCTAGTGGGTTATCTACCTGCAACATCCGATGGCCGGTCAATGCCCTCCCCGCCTTCCACTCGGGCGCGCCGAAGCCCCGCGCCGCATTCCACCCGGACAAGCCCGGAGCCATTAAGCTCTGCACATCCCACTGAGTCACCGCCTCGGTCGCTGGCCGCTGGTAAGTCTCGTGCTGTCGCTCCACACCCGGTGGCAACAGGTACATTACCATTCTTACTCACACCCATCCTCCAGAAATTTCGCCAGTTTGGCGGTCGCCTCTTGATCCGCAGTAAAGGAATGCGAGCGCTTGCGACTCATTGACATGTCGTCGTATTCATCTGGTGCCGGTGGCTCGTCGGCGACGTCGACCTTGTCCCAGAAATGATACAGCACGTGACGCTGCATCGATTCCGCGACGGTCTCTTCGATGAACTTCTTGTCCTCGTCGGTGAGCACCGGAGGCGCCTGCGCCATCCGCTGCATTGCGGCAAAGAACTTGAGGTATTGGCCCATGAGCGCCTCGTGTAGCTCCTTATCGCGCGTGACGCGGTAAATCTTAAAGCCCTCCGGCGTCCACGAGATGAAGTCGCACCACTCGCGATCGGCGCACTCGAGGCACAGGTTGATCTGCAGGTAGTAATGCGCCGGCACCTCCTTGTGGATCCGCGAGCCGTCTCTCTTCGTCCAGTAAGGACACTTCACCTCGAGGAGTCCCTCAGTGCCGATGAGGCCGTCCGGCGATCCCGCTAACCACGACGTGTGTGGGTGCACATGCAGCCCAGTAGGTTCCACAACGTTGCCCGTGTGTGCGGAGTACGCAAGGATGCCGTTCGCCTCGTTGTTCGTGCCCCAGCGTGTCGCGTCATTGCCAATAAACCTGTCAGCACGGGGCACATTTTTGGGGCGTCGATGCCAACCCCCTAGGTTTTTGGGCCTGCGTTTTAGCGCGTACCTCTCGATGCCCATCGCGCGATTGTAGGCCTGTTGGCGCGACGTCCACGGGCACAACCCGAGCGCCGAGCCGAGGTTGCTCGCAGTCAGCTTTCCGCGGCGCGCGGCGTGCCACGCTGGGGTCCGCTGCTGGAGGTTCGCGCTCGCCATGTGCCAGTGTCACTCTAGCCTCGGAAAATAATCTGATCCGTTTCGTAAGCAAAATGCCGTGGCAATGGGATGGTCGCGGTCAGAAAGCGGTTGACGTAGGCGGGAGCCGCGGCACCACAACCGAAGCGGCGACTAGCGTGACGTGGCCCAATTACCAGGCGGCCTATTTAGCGACTCGTCTCGGCGGAGGCGAGGACGCGCGCGACATAGCTTACGTGGACAAGTACAAAGCGGGTTTAAAAGTACCATCGGAGGCACAGGCCGCCTACTTTGATAAGGTGACGGCCAATTACAAGGCGGAGGCCGACGAGTGCCTGAAGCGCGAATTCAACGACTGGCTGCAGGGCAATCATGAGTTGAACGATCCCGACAGAGCTTATCCGAACCTTCCCGGCCAGATGCAGCGCAAGTGGGTGTTTCGCGACCGGACGGGTTGGCGCGATGCACCCGGAGGGGGGGTTGCAGAGTTCGTTGACGGTAAACCGAAAGCAGGTATTCCGTCCGAGAAGCTTGAACAGTGGCACCCGACATGGTGGGGTCGTGGCTCGCTGACCTTCCTGCCCGGCGTGCGCGACTACCTGCGCGACCAGGCTACCGGCGCGGCGGAGCACGAGTACATGATGAACCTGCTGGCCGAGTTCGGCCCGCAGAACATCGACCAGGCGTGGATGTACTTCAAGCACTGGGTCAAGGGACGACCGCTCACGGAAACGACGTGCCTGCACGGCCATCAGCCATACGAAGGCCCGGTGTCGACGGCCGTCGGAGATCTGCCGTCGACGCGCGCGCCGCTCGGCCCGATCCAACCGGATACGTTCCACAACAAGTATGAACACGGCTATGAGTATAAAATGGATAAACTCGGAATCGACCTGGCCAAGATCGGTGTGAATGGTCTGCCCGACGGTGGCGATCCGTTTGTTCTCAACGACGAACCACCATCGGACGCAGGCACGCAAACGGATCCGCTGCCGCCTGTGCAACAATTCATCACGAACAACTACTTCCCACCAAACGCACCCGATAACTCTAAAGATGGAAGGCCCAAGATTGCTCACACACCCCAAGCTGGTGGGCCTTCTTGGGGCGGATGGCTGGGCAGCAAAGTGGGAAGCGGCGTGGGCACGGTAGCAGGTGGCGCTTTGAGCCTCGGTGTGGCCGCTGGTGGTGCCTTTGGTCGGGCCGCATTTCGCAATGCGCCGTCGTATCGAGATCTCGTGGGCCCGGCAGCCGACTCACAAAATGATCCGAATCCGGAACTCGAACCACTTGTACCGCCAGCGGGAGACATAGAGGCACCACCGGTCAAGGTAGAGCCACCAGCGGTCAAAGTAGAGCAGGACGACGACAATGTTTACGACGTACAGCGCGAGTTTGTGGTCAAAACAGAGCAGGAGACCGAACGCGCCGAACAGTTAGAGGAGTTTTACAGCGCCGATCCAGGCCCCTCCGATTATCGGAGACGATACACGCGTGGTGGGAGCGAATTCTAGCTGAGTAAATATTCCGACGCCACAATAGCCAAATGAACCCCCTCTTCTCGCACAACGCACGCACGGGCTACGTCGCCGACATCCTGCGCAATTACGGCGACCGCGGGCGCCCAATGCCGCTGCCGCAGCGCGACGACGACGCGTTCCGGAGGGGTATTGAGTTTCGACGCAAGGAGAAGCAGTATTACGCGAGTATCGAGCAGCAGCTAAAGGCCGCAAACGAGCAGCTCGCCGTGCAACATGACCATTTGCGCATTCTGGCGACGGCAAACCAGAAATTCCGGCGTAACGAGCAGGCGAATGCTGCCGGCGGTGCTGGGCGTGGTGGCGGTGAGCCTGGCGGTGACGGGCTCGCTGATGTACTGCCTGCCGCGGGTGATACCCGTCAAGCTAACGCTGCAGGTCGGAAGAAGCAAGTGACAATTTCTAGCACGATTGCAGAGAAAGATGAGTCTTCCGTTGATAGCGGCTCTCGCTCTGGGGGCAACAATGATGATGAACCAAAAGAGCCCCGGAACGCCGATGGCGCAGGGCAATCCGGACACATCGGAGAGCCTACCACACCGGACGGGCCTCGGGGAGAAGATACTCCTGGACCCGCCGCAGCAGACGAGGTACAAGAATGAGATCATCGAAGGCGACTTTGAGACGATCCACGCGAATTTGAAGGCAGTACGGCTCCGGGAGATGGAGGAGGACCCCGGAGTGCGTCATGTGGCCGATTCGGCCGGGGCTCAATTTCTGATCGATAACTAAGTCAAACACCATGGCAACTGCCGAGATGCACTTCAATACCGGTCCGCAGGACGGCCTTTTGCAGGACGTGCTCCGCTCGTACTTCAAAAACATCGGTTATACACGAACGGCGCCCTTCTCTTACGAGCTGCGCGATGTGGACCCGGTTGTCGGCGCGAACCTCGGCCAGAACGTCACCTTCAACATTCCGAAGGCGGCCGATCTGCTCGGTAACGTCGACCTGATGATCGATTTAAAGCAGGCGGACACGTCCGGCATTACGGTTGGGTCGTCTAGTGGCCAAATGCCCGCAGCCGACGCCGCCTTCTGGGGCTGGGTCGACCATCTCGGCTACGCGATGATCGAGAAGATGACCCTGCAGATCGGCACGCACGACATCGAGACGATCACCGGCGAGGAGATGAACATCCAGAACGAGCTGATGAAGAGCGACCTGAACACCCACGGCTACAACCAGATCCTGAAGACCGGCCGCCCGCTCGTCCGCGGGCACATCCAGGCAACTAACTCGACGAGTGCGCCAACTGGTGTGCTTCCCTACATCATCGACGAACGGAGCGACGCCAAGGACCGCATCATCGCGCACAAGGCAAAAGGCGCAACATCGATCACGACGAAGCCGGGCAAGAAGCTGTGCATCCCGCTGCAGTTCTTCTTCACGAAGCACCCGTCGCAGTTCTTCCCACTCGCGGCGATCGCCGGCGTCAACGATGTCCGCATCAACATCAAGTTCCGCCCGCTTTCGGAGCTGCTGATGTGCCACGGCGGTTACACTGTTGGAGCCCAGTCCGGGACTTCGGACGCCTATCCGATCGACGCGACGGTGGCGGCGAAGGACTGCCAGCTGTCGAAGATCAAGTTCGACGGCAGCGCGTTCGAGCGGTGCCAGCTGCGGTGCGCCTACGTCCACGTGACCGGCCCCGAGGCCACGTCGCTCATGAACAGCGAGCACGTCCGCCTCATGAAAATGTGGAGTGGCAACCACATCTCGAAGCAGTTCATTGTCACGTGCAACGCGGCGGGCTCGGCGCAGACCCTCGACCTCGACCTCTCGTTCCTCCACCCGGTCACCGAGCTGATCATCACGATCCGCAAGGTGTCGGACATGGGCGGAGACACGACGAACACCCACGCGATCGGCCAGGTAGGGACCGCGACGAAGGCGGCTGCCAACACCGCGCAGACGAAGAACTACTTCGCGTACCACGGCAACGGCAAGGACCCGAATCCGGAGAGCGTCGACGAGTGCATCGACATGGCCACTGCAGCCGATACCGATCTCGATCACGCGAAGCCGACGACGATCAAGGTCAAGAACTTCGTCCTCAAGCTCAACGGCCAGACGAAGCACCTCGACGGCCAGGGTGTCGACCGCGAGTACCTCATGGACCGCTGGATGCCGCAGCTCCACTCGAACACCAGCGAGAAGTGGACTGATCTGATGGAGACGATCATTGAGTCGAATCCGAAGGGCGTCAATTCGGCCGGCGATTGGCATGACAACAACCACGAGCTCGTGATGGCGCTGAAGACCCTAGGGCGCCAGTACGATCGCAAGGAGATCTACAGCTACCCCTTCTCGCTCGCGCCGGAGGGGCAGAACCCGGCGGGGCACCTCAACTTCTCGAAGGTGTCGCACGCCAAGCTGTCGATCGCCATCGACGGTATCGCGCCGTCGGCCGGCACTACCACGGCCACCGACGAATACCAGGTCGACGTCCACGGCATCTACTACAACTGGCTGACCATCAAGGACGGCCGCGGCATGCTTTCGTTCGCGTAAATGAGTATGGCTATTTCCGATGGGTGGGGGTGGGATGAACATTCAGTGTCCCGTGGAGTGCGTTGGCGTAGGCTGTCCACAGCCTGATTTTATCGAGAGGAACGGAACCTTTGTGTTGACGGTGGTCGGTGCTGTGTCGGCTATGTTTGGGCTGTGTCTGACTTACATGCTGAAAAGCCGCTGTAAGAAGATCATGTGCTGTGGGGTGGGGGTAGAGAGGGACGTTTTGGCAATCGACGCCGCTTCCGCGGACGTGAATCTTTCTGAAGCCAGTATTAAACCTTCCTAAAATGCGCTACGTAGTCTCGGTTGACGTCGGGATCAAGAATCTCGGCCTGGCGGTGTTTGATCTCGCCACATGCAAATTCGTGTTTTGGAACAACGTGAGCCTCGTGCCCAACGGACGTTACCTTCCTGCAAACAATGTGCAGTACGTCCGCGACTTCGTGGCGCGTCACGAATGGGCCTTCAACGATGCCATCGCCGTCCTCGTCGAGAGGCAAATGCGGTGCAACATGCGTATCATTGAATCGGTCCTTCAAACGATGTTCTTCGACAAATGCATCATCATCAACGCGCGCAGCGTGAAGGCACACTACAACCTCGGCACCAAGAATTACCGCATGAACAAAGAGCGCGCCGTGCAATGGGTGACTGACTTCGTCGCGCAAAACCCAGACGCATTTGCAACTCACGCGGTGCAACTGCCATGGGAGGAGCTGCACAAGAAGGATGACCTCGCCGACGCGCTCCTCCTTATCATGTACTACCTCGATACTTATTCCAATGGTGTCGTAGAAGCGATAGACTACTTCCAAACCGTCCCGGACTATGTCAGCGTTTAAGGGCGACCGTAATTACCGCCCAATGCATGACGTGCAAGACCTCTACTGGGAAGACGAATCTGACGAGGAGGTGTACACGCGGCCCGACCCTGTCCGCCACCGAGTTAATTGGCTCAATTTCCATTACGACGTCCTCACAGAGATCTACCAGCGGTTCCGCGGCGATGGTGAGCGCGTCTTCGGCGCCTGCTTCTGCCAGCGTATGGACTTTGGGGACTTCATCAAGTTCGTCTACGAACACACTCACCTTGACAACGCGGATCTTCTGAAGGCAAGATCAGCGAAGCAACATGTCTGCAGTCTGGGTGTTGGCACTCGGAGCGAGTCTGGGGTACATAGCTTTCCAGCGGCAGCTGCAAAGCGACCGCCTCGAAAAAGCAACAGCGCAGTTTCAGGCGGAGGATGTGACCGCGTCTGAGCCCAAACCGCCCGGCGCGAGTGCGCGGGACTTAGATGCCGCGAAACGCTACACTGCTCACCTGGAGACGGACGGGATCAATACACGCCTTACTGGGGAAGACCAGGCTGCTCTGGTGGCTCATGCGCGGGCGACGCAGCAGGAGGTGCAAGATTATGACTCTGCGCAGGGCCAGGCGCCGACGGAGGGTATCTATTTAGAGACCGGCTTGCCATTCTAGCGTGGTGCGACTGTCGTATCGCCTCGCGATTCTTCCCGTAAGCGGCTGAAAGAGCCTGCTCGCGCGTTTTGGCCTCCGAGTACATTACTGCTGCCTGTTCCGCCGCCATCTCGGCGCGTTGGGCCGCATACGCGGCCGGATCCCCGTAGCGCCTCTCGAGGGCTGTCATGTAGTTGCCCAGCTTGAAGCGCATGTCCGCGCTCATCGAGTTGTACGCCGCTCCTAGCACGGGCTGTGCCATTGCACTGTGGCTCTGGAAAAAACCGCAGGACGAGCGTCGCACTGACCAAGACACACAGGAGCATTAGTGCACCGGCCATCGCCGACATCACCATGTACGTAGCGCAGTTTGACATCCGCTTACGTAAACATCAGACTTTTTTCTAGCTGGATGTCGATAACCATGACGTCGCCTGGATACCCCAACCCAACCTTCTCAGATTACAAGTCGTGGCAGCCCGGCTGCACCATGAGCAATGGCACGTATGGTGGCGCTGTCCTCTCCGGCGCGGCCGTCAAAGTGATGGGCCTCGACAGGGTGCTGCCGCTGCCTCCGCTCGTGCACCACGCTGTTGGCGGCGTCGGATTCGACTACTATTGCCGCAGGTCTGCCACTACGCCAGACGAGCGAATGGCAAAGCTAGCGGCTGCGGGTGCGGTAGGGGGGGTCTTGGCGGGTTTGCTCATGGGGCGCTAAATTAGGTAAAGCCAAGCGCTTGTCCGAACACGAGCGCTTTTCGCATGTCGTCAGTCTTCATTCCAAAGGTGATTCGCAAGCCCACCACTCACCACGCGTGTCGCTGGTGTGCGAAGCGCTCGCTACGCAAGCAGATGTACAAACTGCGCGACGGCCCGGTCGACTGGTGGTTTTGCAACGATGAGCACGCACTCGAATGGCTCGACAACCGTCACAAGACATACAGCATCAACGAGATGCTGAGGATCGAGCCTCGTGAGCGCGACCTCAACGGCAAGACGATCGATCAGTGGGTCAGAGACGAACTTTCTCAGGCAAATGAGAGTGATGCGTAGCCAAGTGATCGTCGCGGGTCTCCTGACCTATGCGACGTACATCACGGTCATCTGTCCATGCGTAAAGACGCTAAGCTGCCACCAGAAGCACTTTTTTCTCTCTGTAGGGGGAGCTGCGGCCTTGGTAGCGTTCGAGAACTATGTGTGAGTGTTGTGCGGACGTGGAGGTGGAAAGGAAGGTGCACTTAGATGCAATGGAAGAATACGCGGAGCATTTTGCACGCGAGTATCGATTTGCTCTCCAGGAGCTAGAACGCCTAAAGTCGCTGTTGCAAGATGCCATGTGGTATAACTTTGATGTGGTATCCTCACAGAACGGATGCTTTGGACAGCAGTGGCTCTACAACCGTACTACAGAGCTGCATGGTGTTCGCAGCGAGTTGATACGTAAGCGCGGGCACACAGCCGAGAAGGTCAGCTTTCCGGTATACTATCGCGGAGACGCAACGACGGCACCTCGCTTGCCACCACAGATCTTAATGTGTGAGGTAGAGAGTGCAAAGAGGTTAGTCGAAGAGACACGTGAAGCGTGTAGTGCGCCGTACGAATGGGCACCAGGTGGTCGACGCTATGAGCAGATGATACGTGAATCGCCGGGGGTTGCGGCCTTCTATGCCACTTCTTCTGATTCACAACGTAAAGACGATGGAAGACGAGATCGTAAAAACAGGAATGGACCCCGCCTCGGTGATCCAATGGAATGGGAGGCCGAGGCGCACACGGAAACCACCGCCAAAAACGTACTGGGACGAGTATGTGGCGACAGATGCCTGGTATCTTCGTGAGTTGGTCGCCGACGTCCCAGATGAGGAGTTAGAGGCAGCGTTGGAGGACGAGGATTGGGTTATGGCGGAAGGAGGAGAAGAGGGTGAAGACGTCAGCGAGCTCGACGGCGAGGAGGAGGACTCCGACTATTCTTCTGATAGTGAAGAAGAGAACGATGGAGCAGACACTGAGGATGAGGGGACAGATTCAGTCACCAGCAGCGTGGCTTCAATTTCCGATGTCGACTCCTGCAGCAGCTACAGCCCCAGATCGCCCAGTTACACACCCCCTCCCACACCCCGAATCCACCGATCCCCCGAAAAGCCGCGGCAGACTGGTGAAAGGCTCTGAGGAGGCGAAGGAACGCATGAGGGTCGTGCGGGAGGCACAATTCCGCAAAAGGTATTCTGATGCTCGGTAGAGGGGATGCGCGTCACGGGGGATGTCTTACCGCTGCTGTCGGCGATCAAAGCGCTACACCGCGACGTGGACCGTATGCGAGATGAGTTGGAAGCGATGCGTGCGCGAACGGAGACGATGAACGAGCGGGGGCTGTTGTTGCTGCCACCGTCTGTCATCACAGCCGCCGCGACGATCGCAGTCCTCCCGCAGGTGGAGGCGGGTAGCGAGGATAGCGAAGTTTCTGAATGAGGAGTAGCTGGATGGACTTGGTTAAGGTGCTCGGTGGAGCACTTCTCCTTGCACTCAGCGCAGACTTAGCTCCGCCCCGTGTCGTGATAAGCCCAGCCGAGCAGGAGAGGGCACGCGTGAAGCAGGAGACCTATAGCATCGTTAGGGACTTCGTTTCTTAAATGCCGCGCTCGAATGGTTACCGGCCTAAGGCCGCAGTCAAGGAAGAGGTGATGGAATGGCGCGAGAAGCTAAGTGAGACAAAGGATTGGCGGAAGGCGCAGTCGATTATGAACATCCTCACCTGCCTGATGGGTCATAACGGCGGTCCGTCACGTGGTATGATCTGCCCGAGAGCGTGTAGCTACTGCGGGTACTACGGCCACACGAAGCAGTGGTGCAAGAGGCGTCTTGCCGCGGTCCAGCGCCGCTACGACCGAGAGTGCGACGCGCTGCTGGCCGAGGACGCTAAGTTGGGGCCGACTGTGCCC